GTCCCCACCCGGATTCGAACCGAGACAATTGCATCGAAAGTGCAATATTCTACCCTTAAATTACAGGGACGCACATCTGTTCTTTTTATGTCTTTGGATTCATTGGCTGCATTTTTTGTTCCTGTTCAATTTGTATAAAAAGAAAATATCATAGTATACTGTACTCTTTTATTTAAACACAAAAAAAAGGAAGCAGTACTATGATATTTTCAACTCAAGACAAGCTTAGAACATTAATCAAAAATTCTCAAGAGACAAAATCTGGAACAATTCTACTTTTAAATAGTTTTGAAATCTTTGACTTGCTAAAGAAAGATAAGTGTTTTGAGCAAGTTTTTCAAACAATTCTTATACTAGTTAATCAAGATAGACAGCTTTTAGTTGAAGCAAAAGAAGCTTTGCTTGAGTATTTGAATTCCTCTTACCTTTTTCATCCCCTAAATCAATATCTGTAATTAAGCGAAACTCACACATTGGATAAACAACATAATCATAAATTTCTTGTACATTAACTATAATATCATCAAAAAATTTCCATTTTTTTTCAGCTATATATTTTATCAAACATTGATTAGCAATTACTTCAGGCATAAAACTATACAGCTTATCCATCTCCCTTTTTTCTCCGTTGTAATCGATATAATCCAACTGCTCGCTGATACTTTTTACTTAATCCATCTTCAAATTGTTGAACTTTTATCTCTTTTGCATCCTCAAGTAATTCTTGCTCTTTTATCCCAAAAACGTCTGCTATTTTGCAAATTAACTCAGGACTAGGAATTTCACCATGCACTTCAATTTTAGTGACATAAGAAGGGGATAAATCATTTCCAAGTTTTTCAATGAACTGTTTTACAGTCCACCCTTTTCCCCGTCTATAAGCCTGAATTTTTTCGCCAAATGTTTTTTTCATAATTTATACTCCCAAAGATTGAATTTACTAAATTTGGTTAATTCGTCAAGACAAAATTTACTTTAAGGCAATTTCTGCGATTAAAAAATATATGTTTTAATTTTTTACCAAGCAATATCCTACCTGCAAGCACCTTTTTTATTGATTGATACTCATGTTATCAATGATTGACTTTATTTCAAAGGATTTAAAATTTTCAAAAGAATAAGTTATAAAATAGTCCACCAATGGAACACGACTTGAGAGTGTTTGAATTTTTTACTGGATGTTGGGGGTTTTATAATTGCGAACAGTTACCTAAGTTTTTTAGATAGATGATCTCTTATTTTTATATCGTTGTCTTTCTTGCATTTCCAGTTCTGTAACTTTTTCATAGTGCTTATCAAGCCATGCTACATAGCGTGGTTCTTTATTAAATGCTCGTATTTCGCGTTCATATGGTCGCGCATCTTTCAGAAGATATGCAATCGATAAAAGTAAACCAGCTTTTCTTTCTGGGGGTGTAGCGTCGTCCTTTTCTTTCTTGGCTCTAAATTCTATCATCTTAATAGTTTCTGTTACAAATGTTGACACTACTTCTCTCATGGCTTCTGTTACTTCATATGGAACATTCCCTTTTTTTATGTGTTCTTCAAGAGCCTTAATGGCTCTAATTGTGTTTTTCACATTCTTTCCTTGGTATTGCTTTTATTTTTTCTAACTTTTTTCTTAATTCATCCAGAAAGAAAGTATCTTCTGGAAAAAATTCATAAAGGGCACTGAGTACATCTTTAGCCTTTTTTTTTAAATAATTAGGTTCTAACGTCGCGATGATTTTTTCTACATGGCGATAATGATACGCACCTTTATATGTATCTTTGAGCGATTGTATTTGTCTTTCCTCAATAAGCGTCATCTAGTTCCTTTATTTTCTTTGTTCTTAAACTTTTCTAGTTGATCTTGTCTATATAATCTATAGCCGGTTTTTTTCAAGATACCCACCGGTAATAACTTTCTTGTGGTTTCCCATTTTCTTAATGTCTGTTGTGAAATACCAAGAAGCTTAGCAGCTTCTCCTATAAGCATATATTCTTTCATTATCTTATCCTTCTTTTTTGCATATATATCCTTTCAAAATATAATTATATAGCAAAGATGTTTAATGTCAAACATCCGATATCAAACACTTGACATTGCATTAAACCCCTGCTAGTATGATAGTGGTAAGTTAAAAGATAAATCTAATTTGAGGGGGATTTTATGATAGTTGATAAAAAGACAAAGACATTTTACTGGAAAGGTAGTTCTTCTGACACCGCAAAGCGTTATTATACTTATAAAGAGATTTTAGAAAAGCGGGATGTTTTGCTGGAGGCACAGAATAGATGGCAAAAAGCTGCAGATGTTATTTACGAAAAGAACGGTGGCGAAGCGATGGGATCTTGTGTTTTAGGGGATCATATTAAAGCCTATGTTCTGATGAAGGGTTGCAGAAAGCCAAGACTGGTGACTATAGTTCATGCTCCTGCTTATCAGGATTGTTCTATAAAAGAAGAAAGTTCAATTAAAGTACTTAAATGGTTAAAAGAAGTTCATGGAATAGAATGCAGACAGGCAAGTGGAAGAATGGACTAAAAAGCATATTATTATAGATTTTAATGGAAAAACAATTTACGGAAAGGATAAATAATGTATTTACAAGAACTAGAGAAAACAATAAACAAAGAGGCCCATGCTTTAATTGATTATCTAGGAAAAGATGGTAGATATGCTACAAGGTTCGACGTTTATATAGAAGACATGGAAGATGACTCAATGGCTCTCTCTTGGGTTGAGGATAACTTATACTTAACGTCTAATGAAGATGCCATTCTCTATGATGAACTTGATATTCAAGGCAAATTATTGGTAGCTTATTATTTGGATGGTTTTATTTCTGAGTTTAATGATTACTTACACGAAGAAACATCAAAGCACACAGGCTGTTCATAATAAAAAGATTGGGGGATATTATGAGAAAAGCTCTATTGGTTGCTATGTTATCTGTATGTCTACAGGGATCAATTCTAAGTAATGACACTGGCATCAAAGATCCGCTTGATAAGTATCAACCGGTTGATAGTCGTAAAGAGGGTTATTATGCTGGGTGTATGATCAATGCTGGACGCATGCTAAGAAGCACGTATAATTTCTTTAATGAGAATATAGATTATCTTTTAACGAGTAAGGGAGTTACCAAGACAGTAGTGGTCTTAGCTCCCTTCGTTGTTCTTTATGGACATTATCTTGGGTTAGATCCCATCAAGGATGTAGGCCGCAGTTTATTATCAACCATAGGCAGAGCGCAGGCATTTTATGAATTACAAAAGACAATCGGTGCTAACCAACAGCTCTTAGAAGAAATAGCCACACAGCCATGGAAGATGTTTGGGATAGCTGCAGTAGAGTTGATTAAGAGTATGGGCAAAAAGATTAAGATACCTTTTATTATGTAGGGAAAAAGATGGCTAATTTTAAGTTAATATGTGTAACAGATGTAACAAAAGAGATTTCAGAAGAAGTTAAGGAGATTGCCAGAAGAGAGCATCATGATGCGATGCCATTAAATTTCCTTCTTATTAGAAAAGACAACGACGTTGATATTTACGTTAATATTGGTGAGATTGAAAACATGGTAGATGAGAAACCCAAAAAATATATAGTAATTCGTGAATGCTGTGGTTGTAAAGACGTTATAAATAGATGATATGCACAAACGTGATACAGATGCCGTTAGGGTAAGACATGAATAAAAAGATAAACCAACAAGAGCTAATTAAAGTTTTGCAGGAAGCTGATTTTCCATTACAGGCTACCTTATGGGAAGAATATGCCAAAAAAGATGGAAATATAGATTCCTGGTTAATGAATATTCCTATGGATTTGATAAGAAAATATGAAGATGCGCTCGAAGATCTTAAAGAGGGTGAAACGTTACTTGATAGCACACTACTTTCTGAACACGAAGTAGCAGATTTGTGTGGTGCTGCAGTTGTACTTCTTGCTTTTAATAATAACAATAAAGGAAATTCGTCAGAAGAAGTGGTAGAAACTATGAAGAAAATTGTAACAAGGATGATCCCTCTGGTAATAAATGAAAAAGTAAGAATCCAATCTGAAAATAGCGTTGGCCCTTTACTAGAAGCTGTTCCCGATAAAAAACATCCATGGGATATTGATAAAGGATCAGTTCGTCTAGTAAAAACGTGTGACCAAATGTCACACGTTGAAAGGAATATAAGGAAACCACATGAATAAATGGATTAAAACAGCTATTGGAAATTTTGTCCTGAGAAACTTGGAAGTACAAGCTTTCGACTTTAGTCGAGAGTAGTTGACCCCTTACATTACCTTTTAATAGGCGCCCAGTTTGCGTTATTGGGGGGCGCCTATTTGAATGTGTGATTAAAAAGGGAGAATTTTTTAGCGTTTTAATTTGTTTGTTGTTTTGACGGGTGGTTCAATGCTAAAGAGATATTCTTTAATTTCTTTTGCTTCTTTTGGACTTGGATCTTCGAAGAAATCATCAAAAGACGTAACTTCTGCTTCTTCTTTGATGTCATCTGGCAATGTTATTTCTATGACACTGTCTTTGAATTTTTTATGATGTTGATAAAATGAATACCAAATAAAAAAAATATAAGTAAGAATGGTAATAATAACCATACTTCCAAAAACTTTAAACCATATATCATGTGAGGAGGGCCTCATCGGTTTTTCCTTTCTTTTTTTTGTAACTTTTTCTAGTGTACCATACATAAGCAAATGCATTCTACAGGGAGGTTCTATCATAGCTTCCCCTCAGAAGAAGGGAAGCTTTTTATAAAAAAGAAAAAAGTAGGTTCTCTGTTGGAGACAGAGACATAAGTAGAGTGGCAGTTAAATATCTTTGTGTGCCTTTCTTTCAGTTCGTATTCCTGTGATGGTTTTTTGGAATCCATCAAGGGGGATATCAGCAAGATTACGAATTTTAAAATGTCGCAATATTTTCTCTTTATAGTGTGGCACATATTGTAGTTCATGTTCAATCTTTTTAAGGTCATCGCGTGTTATTGTTTCCATACTTGTATTTTTATGGCCTTCTCCATGCACACCAATATTCTTATAAGCTTCTTTTAATGCTTCATATCCATTATCATCAAATTGGTCATTGGCAATTGTAATATTAAGGAGCGCCATCACTTGTGACTTTTTTAATTCATTTAATTCAGAGACATAAATATCTATATTATTTTGTGTTGGTAAAAATCGTTCAATGGTTTGTATCCATTGGCCACTATTATGCCATATTCTTGTTTGAAGAAACGTTTTGCCGCTATTAGGGGCCAGTGTTCGTTGGGTAATAGAAATGCCGTGCTTGCCTAAAATTGGACGCATTTCACGCATAATATTATCCAGGTCAGTATATGCATTATTCATGTACGTGTCTTTGCGATTAAGAAGTATGAGGGGATATTCACATTGAGCTTTAGCAAGAGCGGTATTTATTTTATCTGTTTCTTTTGATTCATGTATGTGAAAAGAAGCTTGAGGATCAATGAGCTCAGTAAGTTCTTCAAGTTTTGCATAGACATCTTCTAAGGTAATCTTCATTATTTCTCATCCTTTATCTAGCTAAGTGAGCCTCCATTCCAAGAAAGGAACAAAATAAAATGGAGGCTACTTAAAATGGAGAAAGTACTAATCACTTCCTCTCCCGAATAAATTCGGGAGTTTCCACCAAAGGAATATTATGAGTTGTTTTTTCAAAGATCATATCAGGTTTATAAATTATAACCTTTTCTTTTTTATTTGAATCTTTAAATGATTTGTATGTGTAACAATCCAGTTTTACCTGCTGTTTAGATGTTTCAAGCAACGGAACCTTATTCCAATAGTTATGGACAATTTTTACTTCTTGCCTTTTCGAACAAGCCGAAAAAACAAGAAGTAACGTAAATGGAATCAGTTTTAAAATATCTTTCTTTTCTTTTTTTTTAGATAACGGAAGTTTATACTTTTTATAATAGGAAAGGCGATACAGTTTTTCCTGGAAGGTCCTTGGAGGTGGAGGGGGGGAGTCACAAGGTGATTTCTTAGGCCACTTGTGACTTATATATTTTTTAATTTTCTGTATAAGTTTTTTATACATGCCAGTCTTTCATGTATTGTTATAGGATATCTTCAATGATGTCTTCTGCGATATCAATAGAATCTTCAACAATATCTTCGACAATTTCTCCTTCTGTTTGATCTGGTTCTGGTTCCGGATCATGGATGTTTGTTGGATGTAAGTGTAATATTTTTTGAACAGTTTTGAGTATTTTCTTACGTGAACATCCAGCAAAACAACAGAAACAAAAACAACATATCATACCATAAAAAAGATAACGCATTATTTCTCCTCTTTTTTTTTATGAGAAATTTTCTTTTTTGTTTTTCTTTTTCCAGAACGATTGCGTTTTTTCTTAGATGATTTAGATTGGCCTGATTCTGACAATGCAATTGCAATTGCTTGCTTTCTACTTGTCACTAGAGGTCCTTTTTTAGAACCACTATGCAATGCACCAGACTTAAATTCATGCATAACTGTTTCAACAGCTTTTTTCTTTTCTTTTTTTGTTTCTGGTTTGCGTATTGGCATTATTTACTTTTCTTTTTTTTCTTAGAAAGTTTTTTTAAGGTAAGTGCCAATCGAGCCCTGCGTCCTGTGATGCCTTTCTTTTTTGCTGCTTTTTTTAATTTTTTTTCTGGAATATCTTTTCCCTTTTTTGCACCAAGTGTTTTACGCAGAGCACCTGGTTTTTTTATAGCTGCTTGTATCCATTTTTTTTTCTGTGCCATTACTCGTCCTTTCAGCTTTTATTTTTGTTTTGTACGGTTTTTTTTATATATAGTATACCCAATAGCCTTTATAACATTTCCAAGACTTTCATAATCGTTGTAGGAAAATGACATATCTTTATCTTGTAAACGCTTTAAGATACTTTCAAGGTCATCTCTTAAGTCTGCAACCGTTGGCTCCGGTTTTTCAAGTTTTTGTCCATCATCAAACATTGTTACCCAAAATGTAGTATAACTCAAATCAAATTCTTCTTTCTGAAGACACAATGTTATCTCAGTCAAAAAGAGATTAAGGATAGTTTCTAGTTCTTTTCTGGTTATCTTCATAAAAATCATTAGAGCGTTTTATTGAGATATTCAAGTGCATTTTGTATTTCTTCACACTCGTTAGTAAAGTTATTAATTTCTTTTATCAGATGGTTTACGCGGGTATTAATAATGGTTACTCGTTGTTCTTCAGATGCATTGGTTAAAAGACCTCGATCATCATATTTGTCTGGGTTCTCTATGTATTTTTTAAGTTTATCAACGTGTTCACTTAATCTCTTGAATGATGATTTATGTCCTTTACGTAATTGCCTACTATTTCTATGACTGTATTTGTAGTTGATTTCTTGTAGTTTACGTTCTTCATCTTTTGGATCGGGGTCTTTTCCACCAGATGGTTTTTGTGCATCTTTTATTTTAGCCATTCTATCATCTATTTTTTTAAGTTTTTCAACGATATCTTGTGTATTTCGTACTAATGTAGGTGGTGAGGAAATTTCTGGATATGCTTCTTTTATTACTCTTCGCAGTTCTTTCTTGCGTCTGCGATGATGAAAAAAACTCGTGATGCCATGATATGCTTTTTTGGTTGCCAATCCTATTCCTCGTCCTATAGCATAACAATGAACAGCCACAACCGCTGGTGCAGTAAAGGTCCATAAAAAACCAAGAATGGTTGGAATAGTAGTTGAGGATATTAAAGAAATCTTAACCGGCAAGCTCGCAAGATATAAACTCATCAATGTGACGGGTTCATTGTGAATAAGAAGTGATTCTCCACTTGAATCAGCAATATATAAAACAGGACACGCTTCAAGTGTAAAATTATAAATGTCCACCGGTACCAACAAGGTGAGATATGCTATTTCTTTTAAGCGAACTTCTCGTCCTTGCAAGGTGGTTAAAGTATCACATCGATTTAAGTACTTTGCTTTTATCCATTTTAGTCGATTAAAAGAAAAAAAACGTTCCTCAGGGTCAACTATTAATTGGCCATGTTCTGTTCTTATAAATACAATTCTGTTTGTCTGATGCTTTTCTATATTTTGAATTTTAATAGAAATAGATTTGATGTTCCCGTTTACATCGATTGATGAAAGAACTGAGTCGCCTACTTTAAAATTTTCTGCTTTTTTTTTGTTAAAGGCAGAGCAGGGATGCTTAATAAAAACAGGGGTTTTTCCAATGATACCTGCATCTACGGATGAGACACTTAAAAGTAAAAATAATATTATTTTTTTCATGATATTCCTTTCAACGTGTGACGTTTGGGCATGCTCTCAGTTGCCGACAAGTTGTCGGCAACTGAGATGCTATTTCTTTAAGATATTTCTAAGATACTTATTAAGTATTTGTAACACAAGTTTTTCATAATTACTTCGTTTATAGTGTAATAATCTGTACATAAAAATTAAAAGATATTAATGTGAATATTTTAAGACGTTGGGCTTGTAGCTAATTTACCACTGACTCCAGTTGCTACCCAATATGAATTACTATTATATATTCCATAGATATCTGTACCTGAAAATGAACTGGTTTGTTCAGTCCAACTTGTTCCATTTAAACTCGTATATAATTTTGCATCTCCTCCAACTGCTACATAGACACCAGACGTACTATCATAACGAATTCCTTGCGGCTCTGCATTTTGTGGAAAAGGAGACGTATAACTTGCCCAGCTGCTCGTAGGATCACTTGCTATAAATAAAAATGTATTGCCTGTTCCAATATTATATCCCATAAGAAGCCATTTACTGCCGTCATATATTGCACAGGTAATATTATCAAATTGAACTGCACCACAATCCCTAACACTCCAGGTCCCCGTAGGATCAGTGGCCGTTGCAATCGCATATCCAGACCCATCAACAGAACCCCCAATCACATAATATGTTCCATCAAAACCACACCAATTAAGAGGGGCTCCAAGATTAGTTGTTCTTTGTGTCCACGTACCTGTAGGTGATGTACTTGTTGCTAATTGACCACTCCCTCCTCCTCCACCAGCAGCCATATAATACGTAGAACCATCATAGGCAACTCCATTAATAACACTAGAACCAAAAGAGGAAGTCCGTTGTGTCCACGTTGTAGTTGGTGATGTACTTGTTGCTAACTTACCATTATCACCAACCGCTACCCAATACGTAGAACCATCATAGGCAACTCCATTAATACCACTAGAACCAAAAGAGGAAGTCCGTTGTGTCCATGTTGTAGTTGGTGATGTACTTGTTGCTAACTTACCATTTTGACCTACTGCTACCCACGTCCCACCACCATAATGAACATCAAATATTGTATCTGTACCTGCAAATGATGAAGTTCGTTGTGTCCATGAAGTTGGAACATAAGGAGTGCTTCCCGCACTTCCTGAATATATACCAGCCATTTGTGTTAATATTGACATACTTACTCCATTTCTCTTCTTTTTCTAAATAATTCTTTTTTTGATTCACTCATTTTTTTCTTGGCCTCTTCAGTATGTTTTTTGCCTTTATTCCATGGCGCTTGACCCTTTTTAAACAAAACACCTGATGAATATTGTCAATACATGCTAAGACAGGCTTCCAGCGAGCCACCAAATATTTGTATCGGTTTTTGTTAATGTTGCCATTGCATAAGTTCCAGATAGATCAGTAAGTGCTCCAACGGAATTTATAGTAACGCCTCCTGCGGGTGCTACTGTTACTGTTCCAGCTCCTCCTTGCCCTATAGAGATGACGGTTCCTATTTCAAAAGCAACCGTTGCATTTGCTGGTACTGTTAATGTAATAGCTGCTGCGTTTGTAAGTGTTATTGTTTTTCCAGCGTCTCCAGCTGCCAGTTGATACGTGGTTCCTGTTTGTGCATTAATTTCTGATTTTGTAGTAGCAACTGCAAGCGTACCAGCTCCTTCGGTAATATCTATATTTGTACCTTCTGTAACAGAAGAAAAAACGGGATCATTATTTGTTGAGCCAAGAAGTACTTGTCCATTTGTTCCTGCTGTTATTGGTGTAATTGCAGCTGCACCTGATCCAACAAGTACACAGTGATCGGTAGGAGCCGTCAATCCAGTTCCACCATAGCCAACTGCTAATGCTGTTGTTAAGGTGAGTTCGGTACCAGTAATGACTCCAGTTCCTTTTGGTGTCAATTTGATATCAATGTTTGCATCGGTTCCAGCAGCCCCTATTTCATTTGCCGTAAGGACAAGTCCAATAGCTGGATCTATATTAGTATAAAATCCATATGCTGCAACGGTTCCGGTTGCCAAAACACCTCCCGTTACTAAAACAATTCCAGTTCCTTTTGGTGTCAATTTGATATCAATGTTTGCATCGGTTCCAGTAGCAGATACCTCATTAGTAGAAAGAGATAAAGCTTTTGTTAAACTTGTAGTATAAATGGGTTGTCCTCCTATAGCTCCTTGTGCTACAACAGATCCATCTACTAAAACAGCACCCCCTCCCTTGGGAAACAACGAAATATCAATGTTTGTATTAGTTCCATCGGCTGTAATAGAGTCACTTGTAATTGTAAGACCATCTGCTGCATCAGATGTATAAAATGTATCTGCAGTCACACTGGTCAATGTAGGCGTAAGTGTAGATCCAAGTTGGTCAATTGAATTTACAATAACAACGCCGCGATCAACACCACCACTTGGTGTTACACTTTCAATTCCGGCTATATAACATAACGAATGTGTATTTCCAATTCTTATAGTATCATTATCACCAACCACTCCAGAATGTCCTATGATAATATTTCTCGATTCAGTAGTTTGATATGTATATGCAGCATTTATTCCAATTGCTATATTATCATGTGCATCCTCAGCAAGTGATAAAGCGCCTGACCCATATATAGTATTTTGTGTGCCGGAGGTGATGCTACTCCCTGCTCCGCGTCCTACTACAACATTTGAATACCCATCCTGTAAATCAAATAATGCCTGATAACCAATTCCAATGTTTTTATTACCAGTGGTTTGTGAATATAAAACATCTTCTCCTATTCCAATACAACTACCCACCCCAATTTCAGTAAAATTTCCTGCTCCTCCAATATATACATTAGATGAACCGTATGCATGAAAATAGGGGATACTGTTAATGGTAATTTGTCCCACATCTGCTGTTGTAGTAGGCAAGTTTACTTTGCCCGTTAGTGTAAGTTCTGTGCTTGACAAAACACCCGTTCCTTTGGGAGTAATAGTTACATCTATATTGGCATCACTTCCATCTGCAACAATAGTATTATCAGTAATAGTCAATCCTGTTGCTGTATTAGATGTATAAAGTGTATCTACCAACAATGTACCTGTTATAGCAGCGGATCCATTTACGAGAACTGCTCCGGTTCCTTTTGGAACAAGACTAATATCTACATTAGTATCACTTCCTACTGCTCTGATTTCATTATCAGTAAGTGTTAAGCCCGTAGCTAGTGTGGTAGTATATAATTCATTAGCACCAATAGTTCCTGTTGCCAAAATATAACTTGTATTTATAACACCATTTCCTTTTGGTTCTATATCAATATCGATATCTGCATTACTTCCATCTGCCAAGATGGTATTGCCTGTAATTGTTAAACCATCTACCGCATCTGATGTGTAAAATAAATCTGCAGTTACACTGGTAAGAATAATATCATCATCAAGATCAAATGTGATTTTATGACTACCTGCAACACCAATAGTTTCTATATTAGCGCCACCTTCAAGCGTTATATTTCCAGCAAGAGGAGAAATTGCACCACCACTATCACCGGTTAATGTCGAAACATATCCTAATAACTCTGGATTAAAATATGAGCCTGTTTTAGACATGTTTTTCCCCTTATCTCAAGTAACTCATAGCAACTTCAACAGTTCCTGTTGTAGGAACCCCTACCTGTTTTACATAGAAGGTAGTTCCAACTTCCATCTCAGCACTTTTTGCACCTTGTCTATTAGTCGCAATATCAATCTCACGATATCCGGCTGCTGGAAGCTTACATTTTTCATTTATCCCATCTGTAGAAAAAGACAACGTTGCATCCGTCAAATTCTGTATCAAAACCTCTACCGCCGGATAATCAAATGCGGTTCCTATTGCAGTATAATCAACTCCGATGGAACCAAATGCAAGCGATCTTCCGTCATCCATCTCAAATATAACGCTTAAATCTGCCATTTCCTCTCCTATTCTTGATAATATCCGGACACATAAAAGTAGCCAGTCCCAGCTGTGCCACGGACATATATTTTGGTTCCTTTTTTAAGAACACCTTCTCTTTGACTATTAGATTGAAAATTATCAGAATATTCATAATCAGCAGGAACTACCCAGTGATCATTTGTGCCATCAATGCTTACAAAGACATCTGTATCAGAATTATTAAAAAATCGTATGCTTGATAAAGGACCATCCACTCCATCTGCATCGAGCACAGAATATGCTCCGTCTGCAATACCAGCTGTATCAATAGACTGTAATACCATAGGGGTTATATAATTACTCTTCATAAAAACTCCTTTTTTTAAAAAAAGGGGTCATGCATGCATAACCCCGTATCTTATTTCAATCTATCAGTTTGTTTTTTTGTATCCTCTGATTTTTCTACTGCGCCGACTTCTTTATCCTCTGATTTTTCTGCTTGTGCTTCTTCAATAAGTGCTTTTTTGTAACTCTCAATAACTGCTGGACGATGATGGGCTATAATAAACTCTGAAAGAAGTCGATAAGCTGCCTGTTCAAGTAATTCAATCTTAGCATTTTCAGGAAAATAAAATAAACAATCTCCATCAGGATGAGCAATTAAAAGACTTTTTTTCTTTATTTCTTGCTCTTCTGGTTTATTTTCTGTTGTTTCTTTTTGTACCTCTTCTGCCATAATCTATCCTTTTTTTTAAAAATTAAACATATAGGCAATTCTAACATAAAGATGACGCACCATCACCATGATAGCACGCCCGTTACCTAATGTGAGAGTCTTAGTTAAGTACCCAAAATGATATTATAACATCCCCGTTTAAGAAGTTTCCTCCATTGTTCTTTGTTTTTACTTCAAACGATCCGGATGCTGGTTTTACTTGCTGTAAAGTCATTTGAGCATCATTTGTACCAACATTTGCAACTGTCACTAATATACCTGAACTTGCAGATACTTCTGTATTTGTAATGGTAAATGTTTGAGCAGCCCCAGAGGCCGTTGATTGACCCGTAAATGTTGCAACACCAACTTTAGCACTTAATGTTAATGCCACACCCGCAACACTGTTAGTGGCAGGCGTTGCTTGAATATCACCAGTGTTTCCACCTGTAAGGGTAATGCTTGAACCTGCTGTAGAATTACCAATCACAATATCTCTATTAGCAGCTCCAGTACCTATATTAACACCATATGCATCAGCATCATTACCAATACTAATAGCACCACCACTTGAATTCAATTCTATAACATCGGCACAATCCATAAGAATATCATTATTCATGGCAATTATAGCTGTATTGGCATTCAATGTTAAAATACCAGCCCCATCAAGAGTAATAGCATCCGTTGATGTAATATTAACATCTCCGGTTCCAGACTGAATAACAGTCGCAGACGTAGTATTTGTAGAACCAACCGTTGTAGTATGAGCTGTGGCAGATGTTCCTACGTTAACCCCTCCAGTACCGCAATTGAGATCAATTTGTGTTGCCCCAGTCGTATTACCAACCGTGAGAGTTCTGGCAGCAGCCCCTGTACCAATGTTGATTCCATAGGCATTTGCATCGTTACCAATACTAATGATGCCACCGCTCGAATTCAATTCTAAGACACCAGCACCATCAACGGTAATGTCATCAGCAGAAGTAACAATAACATTTCCAGTTCCAGATTGAATAACCGTAGAAGACGTAGTGGTTGTTGAACCAATAGTAGTAGTATGCGCTGTGGCAGATGTTCCTACATTGACACCACCGCTTCCACAATTAAGATCAATTTGTGTTACTCCTGTTACATTACCTATGGTGATAGTTCTAGCAGCTGCACCGGTCCCTATATTTATTGGATGAGCATCAGCATCCGAGCCTATAGATATTGATCCAGTAATACTGTCAATGGTTACATTGCCTATTGCATCGATGTTATAAACACCTCGTGAATCAAATTTACAACCTCCTGTACCAGCTTGTAACACAGTATCAGACGTTGTATCAACAGACCCTAAAGTAGTAGTATGTGCAGTCGCAGATGCACCAATACTTATACCACCAGTTCCACAATCCATTACAACAGAAGTAGTTCCTGTAATATTACCGACGGTCAATATTCTATTAGAGGCTCCTGTACCTATATTTATTGGTTGATCTACTCCATCATTTCCAATGTATATAGGACCTGCAGAGGAATTAAATTCCATGTTGCTTGCAGCATCAATTAAAAACGTATCAGTAGAAGTAAGTGCAATACCACCAGTTCCTGTTGTATTAATATTAAAACCACCTGTTCCAGCATTAACATTGACCGCAGTAGCCCCTGTCGTATTTCCTATAGTGATGGTCTTTGCAACCGCATCTGTTCCTAGATTGACTGCTCCCGTTCCGGTTTGTAGCGTGAATGCTCCATTAGCACCATCAACTGCCATACCCCCCGTTCCATAGTCTACGTCAATACCACCTGCTGCATCTGTTGCATTTAAATTAATAGCATCAGCAGTATTAAGCGCAGCTGTCAGTGTAATACCACCAGCCTCAGCCTCTATATCAATTGCATTTGCGGCGGTTCCTTGTTTATTTTCAAGATGAATTGTTTCTGAAGTGCCACCATTAGTTTGTATAATAATTGCATCTGCTGCATCATAAGGTGTGCTAAGATACAGTTGATCACTATCAGACCCAATAACAACTGACCCTATAGCAGCGACCGCTATACCGCCCGTTCCAGCCGATAGCTGACAAGCGTTTACACCGGCTACACTTCCAATATAAATATTATGATCAGTTAAATCAGCCCCAATTCTAAGGTCACCGGTTCCCGTTTGAAGAGTGAAATCACTATTGATACCATCAACAACCATGCCGCCCGTTCCATAGTCAATATTAACTGCAGTTGCACCTGTTTGATTACCTATAGTGAGAGTTTTTGCAGCGGCATCTGCACCTATATTTATTGCACCGGTTCCGGTTTGGAGGGTATATGCACCATTGGCTCCATCTACAGTCATCCCTCCAGTTCCATAGTCAATATCTATACCACCAGCGGCGTCTGAAGCATCAAGAACAATTGCATCAGCAGCTGCTTGAGAAGACGCTATATTAACTTGTAAGGCACCATCCATATCAATACCGCCGTTTGTAGCAACAAGATTAATGGCATCGTTAGCAGCTAACCCTGTGGTGAGTGTAAAACCACCAACATCTGAAACAAGGTCAATTGAATTAGCACCTGTTCCTTGATCGGCATGAAGATGAATTGTTTCAGCGGTACCTCCATTAGCATGCAATACAATTGCATGTGCAGCATTTTCTGTAGAAGTAAGATTAATAGAAGAACTGGCAGTTATATCAATGTCTTCACCAGCACCACCGGTAGAAATAATATCAATGCCACCAGCACTTGCAGTCATAACTATTGCGTCCGCAGTATTTTTATCGGACAATATATTGATATTGGTTGCAGCATATACGTCAATGCCACCATTAGTAGCTTCAATCGTTATGGCATCGGAAGTATTAAGACCGGCTACAAAAGCTAAACCACCAACATCCGAATGTGCATAAATAGAATCATACCCAGTTCCTTGATCAGCGTGAAGTTCTATTCCTTCTGACGTACCACCATTTGCATGCAAGTAAATTGTGCGTGGAGCATCTGTTGTACCGGTAATAGTACAGTCCCCAGATGTCATATTAAGATCCACACCTGCCGTAAGAGAACCAGAAACAGAAGGACTATTATCAAGATTAATAGTAACCGTTGAACCTGCACCAGCAGTGTTAATATTTGTACCTCCTGCAATGGTTGTTGCTCCTGCTGCCGGTGTTGCTGTTCCCGCATCTGTTGGAAACGTAGAAGCAACTGCTCCTGTTGCAGTAATTGTGATACTGTGTGCGCCAGTGGTAATATTAATACCAGCTCCAGCTGTTAAACCACTCCAACTAGGAACACCAGCTCCCGTATCACCAATAAGTACCTGGCCGTCAGTACCATGCGCCAAAGAACTCATTACGCCAGCGGCACTTAATAATGCCGTACCTGCAGTCAATCCATCAAATGTAATAGTTCCAGAAGCGGTAAGATTTGCTCCAATAGTTGCATCGTCAATAACGGTTATATTTTCAAATTGACCGCTTGCCCCACTCAAATTAAGCCAACGCGCACTTCCCAGTTGTTTTGCTGCCAGAATATAGACATCATCTGTGCCAGATCCTTCAGCATAAATCCATAGCTGCCCAATAGGATACTCAAGGTCATTTGTAGTAGGTACCCGATTAGCTTCCTTTGGACGAGGAAACACTTCAACGCGTGGCGATTTTACACCCACGGCATTCTTTACATAACTACCCATCAGGGCTCCTTTTTTGTTTTCATTACCACTTATATCATGGTCATGAGCGATACATATATTACTACTGTCATCAGTATCACATAGGGTGCTATCAGAGGCAATAAAGCCCCAAAGAATGAGACACAATTGTGACAATATGTTACACTATATGTATGAAAAAAAAAAGAGTACGTATAACGTTTGAAGTTCCAGAAGTTATTCATAGAGCCATAAAAATAGCTGCTACAGATGAATGTATTTCGATGCGCATGTATCTTCTAAGATTGATTTTAGAAAAACTAGCCAAAGACAAATATATCAGAATTAACGAGCCCTAAGTTTATTTTTTACTCGTGTAATGCGGCTTTTTATTTGTCTGTCAGTATATTTGTTTTCACGCAATGCAGATTTAATACGTGCAAGTAATCGTACATTTTTAGTTTTAAGCGCTTCTTCTATGTATGATTCTGATTTAAATAATGTTAATCCTTTTGAGATTGGAATTGCACCAGCACCAGCTGCTATAAATGGAGCACCACCGTGTTCATAGAATGATTTAAATCCAAACGGCATTACATCATCTAAAATAGCTTTTCCACGAGAAACAAGACGTTCTGGTGAAAATTCTTCCGTTGCATCCCATGGCATAAATTTGCCACCTTTATATTTCCCTCGTACGGTAAAATATTGATCTTTATAAGGTGTTACGCCTAATACTTGTTTTAAAAACATTTGAACAAGAGGATTTGCTTTTACAAACATCTGATTCATAGGACGTATATAATTACCAATTTCCAATGCTTGTTTGCCAAAGTGTGTATAAAGACGTTCACCCCGTTCATTTCTTCCAAAGTTTCTCACTTTTCCAGCTATTTTTACTGGTAAATCAGGTAATGGAATTTTAAACCATGTACCAGGTTGATCAGACAATGTTTTATCAACAGCCCGTTTGAAATCAAATCTAATCCCTTTAATAGAATTATTTTTTTCATCTCGCTGTACTAAGCCATTGTACATAAACTTTAAAAGACCGGTAATGCTTGCAAGCCCAACTCCATAACGCAACCAATATTTCCTTGTTAACTTTCCTTTAAGACCAGGATTTAAAACGTTTGCTGCTTGACGCGCTGCACTAACCGTCCAGTCAGGATACCCTACTGTTCTACTCATAAGCTTTCTATTACGCTCATTATTTACAAAGCGCATTCTATCCCAATTTTGTCCTCCATAAATATCATTTACATACTCAGCAACATCTCTTTTAATTAATTTTAATTCTGAATCTGAAACAGATTTTCTACTATCTATCTCTTGTTGCACTAAATCTCGCCACGTAAATGCTTTTAAATTGGGATGAAATTCCTGAAAAAGATAATTCTGTGCTTTAATAAGTTTTCCCATACCACCTTTAAATATTTTTTTACCGGGAAATTTCTGAGGCAATTTCTTAAATGCACTATCAGAAAGTTTATCTAGTCCTCGTTTAACTTCTTCAATACCAAGTTCTGGTCTTTTAAGTTTTAATCCAGAACGTGCTGCATCCATCATGAATTCTCTATCGCCACGCAACATTCTTCCACGCTTCATGATAGCCGGCAGTCTAAATATTTTAAGTCCAAGTGCACCCAGTCCACTTTCCCCTAATGCGGTATAGTGAAATAGCGGGGAGGCTGATACTCTGAAATAACGAACAAGATTACTTGTTTTATCATATGATTTCCAAAAAGGATGTTCTGGTTTATATGCATCACGAGAAAAAACACCCTGAAAAGCAGATGCAAAGTCTGGATTGACTAACGCAGGCATTTCGCTTCCTTTTCTAAGAAATGGATCTCTAAATGGTTCATATCCCATCTTTTTTGCCTGTTCATAGAGCATTTTTTCTTTTTTAAACTCTGCACTACGAGGAGCACGTACAATTATTTGTTCGCCGGTTGCTTTTTCAATATTCTTTATATCATTAACAAGTTTTGTATTTGCAAGAACTTTTATCATAGTGCGATCATATGCCTGCATAATATCAAAAATATTCTTATATCGTGGTTTTAAGCCTGCTTTTTCATAAGCATCTAAGTAATTAAGAAATACTTTTGTATTTGCAAGTGGATTTTTTTCCTTAAAGCGTTTACTGATATCGGCAGTTGCACGCGCAAACTTTTCTGCATCATATTCATAGAGCCCTGGAAGATAAAATTCTTCCATACCTTCACGTGGATTAATATTTTTTGTTAATGGATTTTCATTCCATTCTTTTAATGAGTTTTTTAAATGTGTATCTACTACTGTTTTAACAAACTTTTTACTTTCAGGATGCAACCGTTTTCTAAGAGCTTCATAGGTATCTCCTTCAATAAAAGGATTACCTGTTTTTTGACGATAATAAATCATATCGGCAAGATCTTGTTTTGGTATATTGTGTTCTTTTACTAACCGATCATATTGATTTTTCCATTTAAAAGTGCTCTTCACATATTGAGCATCTTTTTCTCCTAAGAAATCTTTTAACTTACCAAACCACTCTTTCTTCTTGGGGGTAAATGTAAATTTTTTAACTGACTCTGTAATATCTTTTACCACATCTGGTGTGTAAGCAGCGCTTTTTTTCTTAATTTCTTCTGGGATAAATGGTTTGCCTGCTCTTTTTTGTGATATACGGCCACCTATAAGCGCTGCTCCTTTTAAGCCACCAATAATCAATGCATTATCAATTAATTCTTGTTTTGATGGTAATTCTTGCTCAACTAACGCTTTACCACCAGTTAAACCTCCATATTCGACGCCTGCACCAATAGCAGCACGTCCTAATTTTGAATTAGCTAATTTATCTAAACCAGGAACTTTAGTTAAAATAGGTGCAAGAATTTTTCCTGCTGCTCCCGTTATTCCTCCAACGGCGGCTGCCTTTGCAGTTTCTTTTCCAAGCGTATATAACGATCCCAATGCATCTTCAATAGTTACTTCGGTTGGTTTTTGACTTAATTTTTCTAGTTCTGCTCTGCCTGTTTTAATAGCAGAGGGCAAAGCAAAAGCACCTGCCGCAGACCCAATTGGTCCCCCTAGGGCACCTAAAGCTCCACCAGCTATAAAGGCTGGAATATCCGATATCACTTCTCCACCCAATGATGCAAGATGCTCTATAAATGATTCATCTTCAGGTACACGTTGAGAAGATGAACCTAATAATGCACCCGTAGACCCAGAACGTAGCCCTCTAAACAATGAAGGTAAAATACCGCGCTCTTGTGCTGGTTCTTTATAACGCATTTCTTTCATTTCAGCAGAAACTTTGTCAAATATATCAGCCATGGTATCTCCCTACAATAAAAAACCAGCCCTTTTTGCAAGTAAACGTGCTGTATTTTTGTCTCCTCCTACAAGTTCTAAAAACATCTTTGCTTGCTCATCTGTCAAATTTTTACCTTTTCCAGGTAAATTCCCTAATATATTACCGCCTCTTCTACTTAAAAGAGCAAATTGAAGATAATTCGGCAAATAAGAAAACATCTTTGCATTTTCTGGTGACATAAAAGAAGAAAGACCCGCTAACATAGATGCTCGTTTTTTTTGTTGCTGCATGTTTTGTAATTGCATCTGAGCAAGATTTTGCAATGCACTTATTATAGGACTCCCTACATTATAAGCTACTTGTTGTCCAGCACTTGGTTTTTGTAATATATATGCCATTTCTTTCTCCTATGCTTGTGTTTTTTTAAATGCTTCTATTGCATTAGAAAGTTCCTTCATCAATGGTTTATTTTGATAATAAGAACCAATCACATTTGATAAACCCCCTAATCCTTGTCCCATTAAAGTAGAACCAAGCATTTGCGCACCACCTGCTGCTCCGGGTTCATATATATTCTCAAATTGAGGTCGAAAGAATTGACCCAATAAACCAGATAATGCACTTAATCGTTGATTGCCAAACAATGCTTTTTGAGCAGCCAAACTTCTTTCTAGTTGCGCTCCTGCACCTTGCATAGCTGATTGATAGCCACTTGATCGTAATGCCCCTAAACCACCAAATCTGTTCGCTATCATTGGTAATGTTTTTGATTGAAGATTGGCACGAGCTTCTTCGGCTATAGGCTCAAATCCTTTTGTAGGATCTTGAATTCCTTCAAGAAGCGTAGGACCTAATTGATTAAATAATTCTTGTTGTGCCGATGTGATAGTTGGTAACTGTGTGACACCTGGTTGTCTTTTTTTGCCAAATAGTGACATCCCAGCTCCTACCGCTGTTGGAACTGCTTGCGCAATTAATGATGCCCATGGAAAAGCCATTATATTCTCCTTCTCTCATTTTAATAAAAATTCTATATATATATCAACCTCATAAGAACTTCTGTTTTTTCCTATGCGGATATATATATCCGTAGTATCTATCCATACTTCTATTGCATCACCTGCAACTGTAGACATAAATGGAAGTGTTAATGCTATACCAGCAGTTGTATCATTTGCAATACCCCAATAATGAAAAATCTTTGCAAATTTCAACCCATGGGGATAAGTGTGCGTGCCTGGACCGTTCTCTAAGGCTGCAATGTGAAAACTCTTACGTTTTACAGCGGTTCCTCCATTTTGTTCGGGATATTGTATTATTCCTGTTTCAGTTTGAAGTACCGAATAAATACCACTTTCTTTTTGAGATAATACTATTGATAATGTATTAAAATTTTGATGTAACTGCGTAGGAAAAGATTTATCTTTAACATTCCATGCTTGATCAGCTGGTAAAACTCCCATGCTTATCCCATTCCTCCTGTTGGACTTGTTTCTAAAATAATACCCTGTATTTCAAAATCACTACTTACAATACTTTTATTTCTTATCTGTGTATCATTCCATGTCAACTGTATCTGGACCGTATTTCCTTCTGCTTGCAAGTAGACACTATGCCATAAAAGATCTTGTGATGCTTCTAACGGAATTAAATCATAGGGACCTGTTTCCAGAACATTTGTTCCAATTGCTGCACCCGTTGCTTGAGCAGCGGTTATAAAATCAGCTCGTGCTTGAGAAGGATAATAATTAACAGAAATTTCACCATTCACTGTCTTTTTCACACCAAATATAATCTTAGAAAGTGATACATTTCTTCCTTTATTATTATAAGGATTCCATGCAGTAGAAACGATATTTATCTTTGATACCCGAGAGATTGTGGCTCCTCCTCGATATCCAGCTACTACAATTCCTACAACAGTACATGTATCATCAGTAGGAACACTATCAACTCTATATATGAGATCATAATCAGCATCTCCACAGTTATGTAATTGTATATAGTCTCCTACTTGTAAGTTATGATCATAGACCGTTAAGGTAGTTCCTACAATATTAGTCACCTGTAAAACGGGCGCATTGGTATTATCATTATCTGTCAACGCAAATACAAATCCATGCTGATTGCCCGCAATTACTTTAAGATAACCAGCAAGTTCATCTGCATCTTCCCATGTACTATCATCATCTTCCCACATTTGATAATCTTCTTCCCATGTATCACTAATTTTTTGTTCTAAATAACCAAATGCCGTAATACAATCATCAAAGATTGCAAATGAATCATTTTCATAGTTATACGTTAAAATTTTATCAGGATACTTTTCAGTATCAGCAGCTCTTTGTGCCGGTATAGACCAATAAAAAACTTCTCTATCAAAATTTTTAATACCACAGATTCGTTTAACTGCAGTATTTTCTTTTAAATACGTAGAAATTTGATCAGGAATTTTCTGATCGATACGTGAAACTCTTACTCCATTACATATATGAATACCTGTATCACCAATCGTAAGTACTCCATTTTCAGATTGTACTGATGAAAACTGAGACGCAGATCCCAGATCACTACTAATTCGTTGTAAGATAAAGGGATATGATTCATTAAAAGTAAATACTAATTCATAGGTAGAACGTTCAAAATAAACAATAAGTCTATCTTGCACATACCCTATTGAAACTATTTCTTCTTCTACCGGCGCATCTAGAAAACCACCACCAGTATAACCATCTTCTGTGCCTGGAAGCCATGCATAATCAGTATCAAGAGGTTTTCCCGGTGTACACCATCGTATACGATTTTTAAACGTTTTATATGTATAGGTAATGGGAGGTCCTAATCCAGCAACAGTACGTTCGTATGTCCCAAACAATAATAGAGAACTTTTAAACGGTGCAATAATTTTAGCTGTTGCTACTTCAACTCTTCCTATACCACCATTTGGTACTACAATAGGGGTAAAAGCATTCCATGTTGTAATATCCTGCGTATAATACATAAGATCGGTATTCGCTTCATCCGCATTATAATTAGTAACAAAGAGCGCAGTTTCATCTGGATCTTCACCTTCAAAATTAGTAGCCCAAAAATAGTTAGTATTATCACCCCTAAACACAGTTGTTCCTGAGCGTGTCCATGCAATTCCACTAAACTGATAAATAAATTGAGGATCAAAGCCTATGGCTGTTCTATTATGAATATCACCTTTTTCCCATAAAGTAAGACCCATGACTGGATCAGCTGGATACCAATACACATTTGTTAAAGCAGTTGCATCTTCAAAATTATACGTACCTGCAGGATTAACACCCGCAACAGTGCTGTAATTATACACAGTTGCTGCTCCTCCAGATACTAACATATCTTGTTCATACCCCCCAGTTACAACAGTATAAATTTCACTTCCAATAGAAAAGATTTGACCTGTTCTAAAAACAGCACCAGGAACTACGCCCGTTGCATCTCCATTTTCATCTGTAGTATCAACATGGATACGAAACCGTGATTTTAATTGTGCTGTTTGTTCAGTGGTAGCACCGGTGCCTATATACATAGATCCAAATCTTTTTTTTATAACTCCTCGATGAATATATGCATTCTCTAACGTATAAAATGAGTCTTCAGGTGTTTGCCATACAGGAAGATTACATTGTAACCCAGAATTAAAAGGCGCTATCAAGAACCTGTTTGCCATCTTAATCTCCAATAGCTATATAAGAAAATGATATGTCAGATCCATGATAACCAGGACGAATACGTGTTGGTATAAATCCCGTCTCATCTAAACCAGCTGCATAAAAATGCCAATCTGCTCCATCATAACTCCCAGCCACTCCTAATAAAGCAAAAGATATTGCATAACAATCAGTGCTAAATTCACTTTCAAATGTAATAACTGCTCCTGTGTCTGAGCCTGCACTAATTGTACCTCTTCCAAAATTAAGTTTTAATCCAGAAGGAAGCATAGTATAGCCATTATGACCATCAGCCTCAAAAGCCGTCATCTCAATAACATTTCCATTATTTTGTCGTTGCCAAAAAATACCAGTTTCAGCAGTAATATCTGAAACTTTAGAATAGACGGCTATATCAGTTGCAGCCGTTCCTGGATCTGCCCCTTGTCTTGTATATGTTACATATTTATGTTTGCCAGCGTTGGGGGTATTAAATTGTTCATGATCTTGGCCTACAAAGTTATAAATTTGAAGAAAATTCTCTAAAATAACTGGCTGAGAGGCGCTTTTTGTATCAGTTGATTGGGGTTTCGTCTGATCATATGCCATAATTATACTCCATATCCATCTTGCATTGAGTTCTGCATAATGGTTTTATATAAAACGTGTTCTTCTTTCTTTGCTAACTCTCTTTCTAAAATAGTAGCGGTATCATAATCTGCTCGATCAATTAATATTTTTCTTGCACTTCCAATGGCTATATATTCCCACCACTCAGAAAGATCTGGTAATTGACCTGCATCAATTAACTCTGTTGGTCGTTGATATACCTCTACTTCAACCGGATAGGCTTTGTCAGGTATAGGACGCAGATAGAACGTATCTTGGAAATAAAGAATCGTATTAGGCTTAGAAACTCGATAGGTTGCACGTTGACAATATACATCTTCTCCCGTTGCTGGTGCTGTCGTAAAAATAATATCATACACACCTGTTATATAATCTATCCCACCTGCTCCATCTCCTTCAAAGGTACCATTTCCATCATCGTACATTTTAATATACGCATCTACGACATTCTTTGATGCAAACACAACATTATTTCGATAGACGGGATAACCAGTTAATGTACCAGTAAAGTTAGTAGTTACATCATCTCCTGTTCCAATACTTTCTTGCTGGTTAGTGCGTGGATATCGTTGATAGAAATCAGATCGTGATTCAGTAAAATAAGCTAAGTCTCCTCCTATAAAAACGGTATTAGATGCAAGAGCATAATTATTCTTAAAATTATAAAGTGCATCTGTCTCTGTTTCACTGGTGCTATAGGATTCTATATAGGGTTCTGTATAAAAACGTAATACTTTTTTAAGACTGTTAAGACTCACATCGGGCGGCATATCATACAAGATGAAAGAGTTAATATAAGTATCAATTGTATTAGTAGGTAATTGAGATTCCCCTGGTGATTTTGTTAAACGTCTTATTTTTGTACGTATACTGCCTAATGTAGACAATGTACTATCAGGCATTACCCTCTCCTTTCTCTTTTAATCTAAAAACTGAGCACTTTCTATAGTGCTTGGTTCTAATTCAGCAAGTTCTTCATTTGATAAAAGATCCATAGGCCTGAAATAATATATTTGCTCATTATCATTTACTTGTACATGTCGTTGATTTCCATCACTATCTTCTAAACGCATCGGCACATGTTTATTTCTTTTAAGAATGCCACTTTTATTTAAATCTACTGCGTAATGAAATGGAATTTCAATGATATCCATATGTTTTACTTTTTTGGTATGTATTTGATGTGGTTTCGTAAGATCACGCCATACCAAGTCTTTTTCTTTAATGCCACGCATATGGTAAAACATAATGCGACCACGTATCATTTTTTGTGCTTTTTGAATGTACTCTTTTTTAATGGTTTCTTTGCTTTTTTTAATAGGGGCGGTTTTATTTTCCATACATCTCCTCTAAAATATTGGCGCTCTTTTAAAAGAGCGCCAATATTACTACTAATAGGTGGTTGCAGCTTTCCATGCTTGCCAATGAATAGTATCACCATCATTACCTGCTGGATATGCTGTACCAGCTCTTAAAATAACACCTCTAAAGGCACGTCGTGAAATAGCACCTCCATAATATGTTTCTAAATCGCCAGTTACTGAATTAACCGTATATGTATCACCTGCCGGTATTACATAGGCTTTCTTCAGACTTGTTGCATTATACACAGGAAACTGGAATGCAGTATAAGCACTCGTATCAATATCAACCGTAAAGGTGTATGGATGAGCAGCTGTACTTACTGCTGTTACTCTTCCAGTTTGACCATTAAGTTCTGTCATACCACAAGAAGATGGTACGTAGAATTTAACGTAATCACCAATCTGATGACCAGAGTCTACCAGTGTTGTCACAACTGCACTTGCTGCTTGTGTGATATTTGATATTACACGAGCAGAAGGATATATAATGTCATATATCTCTCTATTAGGGGCAACCAATTGATAATAAAATACACCAGCTGGTCCCGTGGCTCCTGTTTCAGCTGTTCTACCAGGGGCAGTAGCCAAGTCGTTTGCAAGATCAAAAGAAACACCGGCAGCAATAGTGTCAATAGTAAAATCAACACCATTCAAGTTGGTAAATCCAGAACTATTTAAACGTACTACACATCCTTCATAAAGATTAGTAGTAGTAGCAGTACTAATTCGTGGACCTACAACGTTTGTACCAGCAGTTGCAGTTACATTAGCTCCTACACTGTAATTTGAAGAATCAAACTGTGTAAAACTATTAGCAACTACATCACTAGCAGCGGTAGCATCTGCTGCTGGATGGTAATTGGTATACATGCTAGTACCCATGGAAGCACTCCATTCATAGAGATATCCATATCCGTTGTTTGTAGCAGCTGCTTGGGTAGCATTAATAACTCTAAATCCCTGTATTCCTACACCAAGATCAAGCACTTTATTTGTACCATCAGAAGTAAATGTTCCATATAATCTGTTATTCATTTTCTCTCCTTCGGTATTATAAGGCGGTTGAACGGGTAGAAGTTACTTTAGCAACATGTTGATCAAAGAGTAATGCACCCGTAAAAGAAGTCTTAATACCAAATCGATATTTATCTTCTAGAGCGCCTGTTTTTGTAGGACCAACAAGTGTGCCATTCTCACCACCTTGTTTAACAAGTGTGAACGCATCTTTACCCAATATTAAATTGTTATATACAGTAGCACCTAAAATAGATGTGCCCGTATCTTTACGTACTTGTGTTGTTTGCACAAAACGAATACGTGAATACGCACCCCATTCTGCATCCATTGGATTATAGCCTGAGCCATACTTCTCAACAGGTACAAAATCATCCATAGCTTCAAGATCAGGAATAAGATCTGGATGGGTAATACCCATATATGCTTGTGCAACTGGTGCAGTTCCAATTTTATTAGAACCTTGAATCATTTCTTTAATTGGTTTTGCAATAGCACCTGCAAGTGTTGCAATTACTGCAGATAAATCCTTTTCACTTAGTTGTGTTGGCATATCACCATTTCCACCTGAAACACATGGAATAGATGCGGTAGTTGTAAGTAAAATATCACGGGTAAGCAAGTCTTCTGTCTTTCTTAATGCTGAATTTAATTCGTCCGCATGAACACGCAATATATCTTCTGGATTTTGATCTACTGTTCTTTCAGTGATAAGGAAATAAGTACCATAATAAGCAATTTGTGCATCAATAAATGTCTTTGCAAGTACTTGAGGGTCAATATCTAATTCAGATTCTGGAAGAGGGGTAGTAAATGCATCAGCACGTGAATACTTTGGAAACCGTTTTGTATCCCCATGTCCCTTTTTTAATTGGGTCATAATGGCTGTCTTGGTGTATACAAAATTAGGTTCTGGATCCAAAAAAACAGTATCTGATAGTTCTGCTTTTAAGGAAAGAGGAATGTTTTCTAATGTTGTAAGATTTGCCATGATGTCTCCTTAAAATAAAAAATGTTTTATCTTAAAGATCGGCGAATTCTTTCGAACAATTTAACGCCTGTATGATAGCAATTCATACGATAATCAAGAATGGCGAATTCCTTTGCTTCGTTTAACGCCTCTAAGCGTGAGCGATGCGCTTAGAATTTTTAACGCTCCCTTCTATGATAATATATGTTGTCAAAAAATAACAAGAAATAATCGGGAAACATGAATGCATTCACGTCTCCCGATTATAAAAAAAGGAAAAAAGTAAATGAGAAATCAATGACCCTTACAGTCTTGATCGGGCAAGTTGAGCTTTTCTACGTAGTTCATTTTGATATTGCGGCGAATTAAGTCTATCAATAGGTGCTACATCTACATTTCCTTCTTTGGGAAGAGCACCCGCTGGTCTAGGCTTTTTCATATTACGCAATATAGCTTCTTTTTTTGTTTGTGCATTCGTTGCTGCTTCGTAAATGTTGTGTTTTAAAATACCTTTATAAGCCAAATCAGCCTTTTTTATAATATCAGGTTCTTCTTGTATTTTATCATAAAGCGTTGTGTCTTGTTCCTGTAAAATAGCCATATTTACATTGCTTACCACATCTGCAAAATCAGGATACTTTGTTACAATTTGCTTTTCGGCTCTTTCTAAGTTCATTTGCTGCATTAAAGCAGCTTGTTGTTCTTTTAATTCTTGTATTTCTTTAACATATTCTTTTTCATCTGATGTATCATCAAGATCTTCATATTCAGACTCATATTTTTTAATTTTCTCTTGCAGTTGTTTTTTTTCGTTAAGTAAATATTTATTTTGTTGCTCTACTTTTTCTTTTGCCTGTGCAATAAGCCGCAAATTTCGTGATCTTATATCTTCTTTTTCTTCTTCTTGTACACTTTCAGTTTCTTGCCGCTCTTGAAGTTCCTCTTGTTGTTCTTCTGGCGCACTTTCTGGTACGGATTCTTTTATGTCTTCTTGTTCAGTCATGCATTCTCCTTACTGATAAATGATTCATATATCTTAAAAAAATCACCTCTTCTAAAAGCAGCCATATTTTCAAGTAATTCTTGGTTTCCTTCTTCTCCGATATGCAACAATTCAGGATGATCAAAGAAAAACTTCTGAGGAATGTGCCATAACATTTCTACTCTATCTTCTTTTCTTTTATAGTGAAATAGAGCACGTCCATACATAGGAACAGGACACCTTAAACGTAACCGAGGTATAATCTTAAATAATTTAAAGAAAAGTGCATCACGCTTAAAATGCATCTCTACAAAAAAATCCCCCCTGGTTTTTCTATAGCCATCATTAAGACTTTCTTGTAATACCTCTTTATAACTTTGCTGAGTAATCTTTGCCATCTCTGCTTTGTTTATAATCGGTGCATAACTTCCTAAATCATGCAATATCTTTTGGCCAATCGGATAGTGATTTCGCATTGCTCTCTCCTTATAACGTCCCCACCCGGATTCGAACCGAGACAATTGCATCGAAAGTGCAATATTCTACCCTTAAATTACAGGGACGCACATCTGTTCTTTTTATGTCTTTGGATTCATTGGCTGCATTTTTTGTTCCTGTTC